GGTACGAAGATCGAATAGACTACCAGATCTCCTTACTACTAAGAGCAACCATACGGTTGCTCTCGTAGGAGGAGAACTGAGGGGAGAAGCCAATCTTCTTCTTGGCTGCATCAATTATTTTAGAAGCCCACTGATCGTAGACTACTTTATCATGAAGACCCAACTCCATCAACGCCACATTAACATTATCTTTAACAATAATCATGGACTCTTTCGTATCCTTAGTCCAATATGGCATTTCCAAAATTGTCTCTAAACTAAGTGGTGCCAACCACTTGCCTAAATCTTTATCGTATCTAAAGGAACGTTTCAAAAAACTAACTTCCTCAAGATCCCTACAAAGTGGAGCTTTATCTCCAACTAACTTGCCTTCATCGGTATAAATATACCCTATCTTAAGCATAGCCTCAGTTATAGTGTGCTGGTTAAAGAAATGAATGGCGTCATCTGAAATAGAATAGACACCATCATCTCCATAAACACGAGCACATACTTTTTCACGAAAAAACTGAATGCCATGCAAACCTAATCTACTCGTAATTACAAACACGTACATCATAAGCATGACGTGTAAAATAGTATTAACTATGGTCGTTGCTGGGTGACCAGAGGATAATGAACTAATCCACTGTATAATCTCTCCCCCAAAAATGTGGAAAGAGAAAACAACTTCATACCAGAGAATCTCTCTAATACTTTTATTTTCATCACTATCATCGTACCATTTATTTATCAGGTCAAGGATAGCCCACAAAAATTCAATTTGTTGTTTTTTATCAAACTGAGAAAAATCTCCAGCAACAACACTCTTAAACCGACTGAGATCTTTGGCTAAAGTATGCCATTCTTCAGAGCGTGGATTTATCCCAACACAACTACCGGTCGAGCCACGATGCCGCATAAGGAAAATGCAAAAGTCAAGGAAATACATCCTAAAAACTATAGTATAATCCAAAGCACACCCAGAAATCATACGGGTCTTCATGGCAAGAGCCTTCTCAATAGGTCTTCTTTCATCCTTTGGAAAATCCGTAAATAAGTGAAGCAGACGAACATTATCTTTCGCCTTATTAATAATATGTACCACTCTATCACGAAGTTTAGATACTTGAGGATTATCCAACTCATAATCTCCTTCTGAACCAAACCACCACGTTTTCCCAGGAGAATTTTGTGGTTTCTGTAAAATGTATGGATATCCTGGAGAAGTATCCCTAGGTATACCATCACAATAATCCAAACCCACAATGCCAACAATAGCTTCATCAAAAGTAAAAATACCTCGGTCTCGCCTAAAATGCGAGTTCTCATTGATATTAAACAAATAAGAAGCATAATCTTCACTAATTGCCCTGAGAAGATCAACATCGACACGAGTTTTATTTGAACAATAACCAGACAAGCCAACATGACGCGGATCAATGCCTCCTGGATCTAAAGGTCTTAAAAACGCTGGACGCGTCTTACTTGGACCCCAAATACCATATAGTGGACTTCTGATTATCTTTGAAATACCACCACACGGGGCAACCTTATCAGTAGTTGCAACCGGGATTTGAAAGGGATTATCATAAGATAAAGAGGACAGCTGAGCTTCCATCATCACCTCATCTGGTTCATTTACTATTGGCTTATCAGCAAAGAGACTAGCAATTTCATCCGCGAATTCTCGCGTAATGATTGTACCGGCACCTTCACTATTATTAAACCCAGCTAAATGGACCCCTACAATCTTAGCAGGGGTAACCGCCGAGTTATTTAATAAAATAAATGAGCCACAATCACCTGGCATTGTTGAAAAATGGTATTTAACAACATCTTTAACAGTATAATAAACAGCATTCCTCTCGCCATTCACTGTTTTCGAAACAGGTATTTCACGATCAAAGACATATGCCGGGCCACACTCTATACGCCAGCTATGATCATTTTCGAGAATACACAGGTTAACCAATTTGTCAAAAGGTTTAGACCATGTAGCTTTACTAATAAACTTGCGTCTAATATCAGAGTGAGGTTTAATGGAGCGGTCAAAACGCACAGCATAAAGATCTTTAGCCTCCATTTCCTTAGTATAAATACCACTAAGAAACTCTTTAATCAAAACAGTAAAAACATGTTTATTCAGTCCATTAACAAACCGAACATTCTTATCTTCCGATAGTTTACCTGCTTTCAGCCATAACTTAACCACCTTATAGTAGTGCAATGGCATAACAGCAATTGTGCCACATAAAAAGAAAATAGAACCAATACTCTTATCATTTGGTCCAAGATCATGAATACGGTAAACATTGCGTTGGAGCAGACTCCTCGCAAGAAGCAAGGAATTCTCATCTGCTCCACCTTGAGCTATCCAAAACTTACGTTCCGGATAAAATTTAAAAAGAGTATCTCCACTACTACTCTGCCCTTGATAAACCACATTTTCATCATGCCTATGAACTAACGTCCTAAATTTTGATCGGTTACTTTTCTTTCCTCGGCCCTTAGAGCCACTAGCCATTTCAGCTTCTAATGACTCTTCCTCATCTGGTGTTAAAACATCCTCTTTATGGACATAAAAACTTTCAGATTTCTGAATATTCTTTTGTTGGTGAGGGGCTATATAATAAAGCTCATCAAAACTAGGATGTCTTTGAACAAATGCCTTAACTTCAAGAGTTTCATCTTCATGTGAATCTCTATCATTAAACATCTTTACCATCTTGTAAATTCCATACGATACACCAACAACAACACCGAGTATGGCCAAACCCTTAACAATAGCGCCTTTATCACTACGCAAATAGCGTTTAACTTTTTGACCAAAGGTATTTTCAGCTTTCTCAAAATCTTCAAAAGCATCTTTAACCTCAGCATACCAGTTTTGAGAAATGTTACTTCTAATTTCGCTATAAAGCTCATTTCTAAACTCTTCAAGTTCAACTTCAGTAACTAAAGCTGGCAAAATGGCACAATATGCATTGACATCTTCCAGATCCTCATTCTTAATAGCCAATTCAATATCTCTCACTAAATCGGGTAGAAGCCGGGACAGTGAAAAAATAACAACTGAATACTTCTGTTCACGCGACTTATATAACAAATCAAAGTCGTTCCAAAAGTATTTATCATGATTATGAACTAGTGCAATGAACGAATCCATTGCATCAGAAAAAATTTTCCAAGCAACTGTACTACGACCAAACCAAATGCAATGGTCCCACCACTTATCCAAACTGCCATCACCCCAAACAGCTGTCCTATTCTTACCCTTCTTGATTTTATCAAGAAGTCTTTTGGTAGAAATAGGTCTAACTGTAGAGGTATCTGAGGCAGAATCCAAAAAGGGATCATCCTCAAAACCTTCAGGCATCTCCATATCTAATGCTGGTGAATCTTCAGAAGAATCATAATTTCCAGATTGAGCTTGGAAAAACTTCTGATCATCATCACACCAGGCATCAACAAAGGTTCTAAGTTTACCATTATATGTTTGGCCCTTCTTATCACGGGCACAATAAGATTCAATGAGTTGATTAGCAACTTGGTAAAAGTTAAACTTACGACCTGTTAACCTGGTATCACTACCATTCCATTCCAACTCATGAAATTCATAAATTTTAAGTTCTAATGGATTATTACCAGTAGGACCAACTTTAAATCGATCGATTACTCTATCATCAAGCGAACCATTGGTAGTACCTTCCTTAGAAAATTCAATAGAAGGAACCACCTTATATGAATGAGTAAACCTACGACCAACTGCAGCAGGGCAAACAACTG